AGCTAGAAGTATGGCACACACTAAACAAGTTAAGTCTGCTGCGGTATTAAACAACGCATTCGATAGCACTGTTACAGGTGGAGATGGAAAAGAGCTTTGTGCTACAGACCACCCTCTAACCAATGGTAACACTTTTCGAAATGAGTTAAGCACAGCTGCTGACTTAAACGAAACAAGTTTAGAAAACTCTTTGATTGACATTTCTGCGTTCGTAGATGAGCGTGGACTTAAAGTGTCTGTAAGAGGTACTAAACTTATTGTACCACCTGCGTTACAGTTCGTTGCAGATAGATTGTTAGAATCTACTCTACGACCAGGAACCGCAGATAACGACATTAACGCTTCTCGTAACATGGGAATGTTGCCTGAAGGTTATGTTATAAAGCACTATCTTACAGATTCAGACGCTTTCTTTATCAAGACAGATACCCCAAGAGGTTTCTTGCACTTTGAAAGATTGCCAATGTCAACTAAGATGGAAGGTGACTTTGATACAGGTAACATGAGATTTAAGGCTCGAGAGCGTTATAGCTTTGGTTTCTCAGATCCACGTTGCGTATTTGGTTCACCAGGTGCATAAATGATTAGGGGGAGCTAGTCTCCCCCATTAATCTGGGATAATTAGCCCTAGCGACTGACCCAGCAGACGCTTACCAAGACTCTAGGGCGAAACCTTTGGTAAGGAGGATATTTAAATGGCAGTACATTTTACTGGCCCAGTGCTTTACGCAGGTAAAGACGGACAAAGACAATGGTTTGAAAATCTACCAGTTGCAAACAATCCTGACTATTTAATGTATATGGATGATTTTACTGGTATAGCATTAGACACTACCAATGACTGGACAGTTGTAAAAGACAGTTCAGCTACAGCTGCGCTAGGTGCGGATGCTGAAAATGGTACGTTAGTTTTAACTTCACAAGCAACTACTGATAATGACGGTGCTTCTGTTCAGGGTAACGAAATATTTGCGTTATCTGCTACTCGTGATATCTGGTTTGAAACTAAATTATTCATTACTGATGCTGAAGGCGATGCGATGGATGTTTGTGTTGGCCTAACAGTTAACTTTGCTACTAATCCAGAAGCTATGCTAACCGCAGCAGATAGAATAGTATTTCAAATAGATGACGGTGATAGCAACATTGATTGTGTTACTGAAAAAGACGGAACAGCTACAACTACTGACTCAGGTATTGATATCGTAAGTGGTACATCTGTTACTTTAGGTTTTCATGTAAAAGGAACTGGTAGTGTTGAGTTTTTTGTAAATAGAAACAAAGTGGCAACACACACCGCTAATCTTCCTGATAATGAAAACTTAGCTATTGGTGCGATGGAATTATCTGGTTCTGCAACAGGAACTAAGTCAATGACCGTTGATTACCTAATGGCTGTTCAAAACAGATAAAGGAATAAAAAATGGCTGAAACTAAAAAAGCCTCAAGCACGACTAAACCTAAGGTTACAAAGAAAAGTACACCTCTTCCTCCGAAGGGGAGTGCTGAATATAAATCTTTGGTTTTACAAGGCAAAATTAAAGAAAAATAGGAGGTAAAATATGGCGCGGTCAGATGTATTAGCGGTATTTTTTACTGCGGATGACAACGCTGCTGATAATGTTTCTGTGTCGGCTGCTGAACGACCTGATACTTCCTTCACTATAGGTGGCACAGATACTTCTGGCGGAGTCGCTACTTTTAGTGCTGGTAGAATTATTACATGCACTACAGCAGGTACTGGAGATAATGGTAAAACAGTTACTATAACTGGGACAGACGTTAATGGGGATGCTCAAACAGAAGTCATTACATTACCAGGGTCTGCTACTACTACAGCGGGAACTAAATTTTTTAAGACTGTAACAGCTGCTGAAGCGTCAGCACAACCCGCAGCTAATGTATCTATAGGCATGAGTTCTGCCGCAGGCGATGTAATTTTTGCAGGACGTTCACGACTAAAAGGTGCATTTATTGTTAATTCAGCAACAGCAGGAGTTATTAATTTTACAAATGGTTCTCCAGCAGGAACAGCTTTAATGAAACTAGGTACGGTGGCCTCAGCTACGGTATCAAGAGATATTACTGTGCCTGATGAGGGTGTGGTGTTTCCTGATGGTGTGTTTATACAGTATACGGTGGCTACATTTACAAATATGACAGCATTTCACGCATAGGAGCATAACGTGGCAACTTCAGGTTCGAGTGATTTTAATTTAGACATGGCTGAGATCACTGAAGAAGCGTTTGAGCGTTGTGGTCTTGAATTACGCACTGGTTATGATGCTAAAACTGCAAGACGTTCGTTAAATTTAGTTTTTGCTGATTGGGCTAATCGTGGTTTAAATTTGTGGACAGTAGAGCAGGTAACACAGACGTTAGCTAATTTATCTACTACCTCAGGTATATCTACTTATCCCATCGGTGCAATTACTATGACGGTGGCAGATAGCTCTAGTTTTAGTGTTGGTGAGACGATTACAGGTGGCACTAGCGGTTCTACGGCTAGTGTCATTACTAAACCTACATCTACAACATTTACTATTACTATTCCTAGTGGAGACTTTACTGCATCAGAAACTATCACTGGTTCGTCTAGCTCTGCTACCACAACTGTTTCTGCTAATCCTAGTTTAGTAGACGCACAATCAACGGTTGATTTATTAGAGGTTGTGATTAGAAGAGATAATACAGATATAAATGTAAGTAGAATATCAAGAGCTGAGTATCTTAATATTCCTAATAAAACACAACAAGGTAGACCCACTCAATATTTTGTAGATAGACTAATTACGCCTACTATAAATTTATGGCCAACACCAGAGAACTCTACCGATCAATTAATTTTTTACAGAGTAAAAAGAATACAAGATGCTGATGCAGGAACTAATAATCCAGATGTTCCATTTAGATTTTTACCTTGCTTAGTAGCAGGCTTGGCATATCATCTTGCAGTTAAAAAATCACCACAAAGAATTGGTGTTTTAAAAGATATTTACGAAGAAGAATTTGCTCGAGCTGCGGCTGAGGATGGCGAAAGAACTGCGCTACGTCTAGTTCCATCTTACTCATCATTAAATATATAATGGCTAACTTTGCTTCTGGAAAAAATGCTTTAGGTATATCTGATAGATCAGGTAGAACCTATAAGTTGCGTGAAATGATTAAAGAGTGGAATGGTTTATTGGTGGGTAAAGATGAGTATGAGTCTAAGCAACCTCAATTAGAACCTAGACATACAAAAGCAGATCCACAGGCGTTACGTCAGAGTAGACCAGACAGAACAGAACCAGCAGCTGAAGTTTTATTACCTTTTAATGGATTTAGAACAGGCGATAGTGGCTCGGCAGTAATTACTGTTACAGAGCCTGGTCACGGTAGAACGACAGGCGATACGGTTAGGTTTAGAAATGTAGAGAACTTTGATGGATTTACAGAGTCTGTAATAGAGTTATCTTCAGGGTATTCGATAACAAAAGTGGACGCTGATAGTTATACTTTCACCACCAGTAGTGAAACTGCTACAACAGGTAATGTTAAAGGTGGTGGTGGTTTTGCTTCAGCAGGTCCAGTAACAGTGAGCGCATAATATGGCATTTACATTTACAACATTAAAAACAGCTATACAAGATTACACACAAAATAGTGAAACAACTTTTGTTAATAATTTATCAAGATTTATTATTAATGCAGAGGAACGCATTTTTAAAGAGGTGCAACTAGATGTATTTCGTAAAAATGTAAATGGTGCGACAACTTCAGGTAATAAGTTTTTAACAAAGCCTACTGATTATTTATCTACTTTTTCTTTAAGTATTTTAAATAATTCTGAGAATGTTTTTTTATTGCGTAAGCATCCTACTTTCTTACAAGATTATACACCTGACCCAAGCACTACAGGAGTGCCACAGTATTACGCAGATTTTGATGAAACTACTTTTCTGTTAGCTCCAACACCAAGTTCTGGTTTTACTGCTGAATTACATTATTATCATAGGCCAACTTCAATAACTGCAACAAGTGATGGTACAAGTTGGTTAGGAACTAACGCAGAATTAGCTTTATTGTATGCCTCGCTAGTTGAGGCTTATACCTTTATGAAAGGTGAAGCGGACATGTTTCAAATTTATAATGCAAGATATCAAGAGGCGTTAGCTTATCTTAAAAATCTTGGTGAAGGTAAAAATACTAGAGATGAGTATCGTTATGACAAACTTAGAAAAGAGGTTATTGCTTAATGTTTGATCTCAAAGTTGAGTCTAATTTAGGAAATGCTAATGTGGTTACTTCTAAAAATAGAGGATTAAACGCTGAAGAATGGGCTGATATTGCAGTAAATAGAATAGTGCAAATTTCAGCCGATACTCCTTTACCTTTAAGAGAACAAGCTATCGCATATAAAGGACGTATAAAAAGTTTATTGATAGGTTACTTTCAACAGGTAGCAAAAAGTGAAAGGTCTACGATCAAAGTTATCCTAGAGCAACAAGGTCATAGAGACATAGCAAAAAACATAGAGGATATTTAATATGGCAATTACATCCGCGATGTGCACCTCTTTTAAAAAAGAATTATTAGAGAGTAAACATAATTTTTTAAGTAGTGGTGGTGATACATTTAAACTAGCTTTATATACCTCCAGTGCTAGTTTAGATGCAAGCACTACAGCATACACTGTAAGTAATGAAGTTAGTGGCACGGGTTATTCGGCTAAAGGTAATACTTTAACTAGGGTTGACCCAAGCACTGATGGCACCACAGCAATCACTGATTTTGCTGATACTACTTTTTCAAGTAGCACTATAACAGCTAGGGGCGCATTAATTTTTAATGAAGATACTAGCGGTGATACTTCTGTTATTGTTTTAAACTTTGGTTCCGATAAAGTAAGTAGTGCAGGTGATTTTACTATAACTTTTCCAGCTGCTGACGCATCTAACGCAATTATAAGGATAGCGTAAATGGCTATCGGTTGGGGGAGAGATGGATGGAGTGAAGGTGCGTGGGGGACCACCGATACATCTGTCTCCGTAACAGGTTTAAGTGGCACAGGTGCCGTAGGTTCTGTCACCGTAGTTGAAGGGACAGGTGTCTCTTTTGCTGTAACTGGTCAGTCAGGCACAGGTGCAGTTGGTTCTGTAACAGCTACAGGTGGAGCTACTGTTTCTGTAACAGGTCAGTCAGGTACAGGTGCTGTAGGCTCAGTTACTGTTGTATTAGGTATCATTGTTGACGTAACTGGTCAATCAGGCACAGGTGCCGTAGGTTCAGTTACTATAGTTGAGGGTACAGGGGTAGATGTTGCTCTAACTGGTCAATCGAGCACAGGAGCAGTAGGATCGCCCACTATTGTTGAAGGAACAGGTGTTGATGTGACTTTAGATGGTCAATCAGCAACTGGTGAGGTAGGAGTTTTACTAGGTTGGGTTGAAATAGATGATTCTCAAAACATTACTTATTTCAATATTAATGATTCTCAAAGTATCACTTGGTCAGAAATAGATGATTCACAACAACTAAATTTTATTGAAATAACTCCTACTAGTAGTGTAACTTATTCAGAAATAACAAATTCAGAAACAACTGTATATACAGAAATTGATGACGCACAAGATAGAGCAGCATAGGATTAAATACAATGGCTAGTACATTTACAACAAATTTAGGTATAGAAAAACCAGCAACTGGAGATAAAGCTGGAACATGGGGAACCATGACAAATACCAATATGGACTTAATTGATGAGGCAACTAACGGTGTTGTTAGTATTACGTTAGCCGCAACAGGCAGTTCTGGATCTCCAAATGATTTACCCATAACTAATGCCACTTCATCGAATGGTAGAAATAAATTTATAGAATTTGTTGATGGAGGAGACTTAGGTGGAACAGCGTTTGTTCAACTTACCCCTAACGATGCAGAAAAAATAGTATTCGTTAGAAATAGTTTGTCAGGTAGCCGTAGTATTTTAATATTTCAAGGAACTTATGATTCTGGCCGAGATTTCGAGATTTTAAACGGTAAGGATTACATTTTAAAGTTTCCTGGTAGTGGTTCTTCTTCGACAGTTGTAACTGTTTTAGATAATCCAGTAATAGGCACTAATTTAGAAGTAGGCGATAATCTTACTTTATCGTCTGATTCGTCTGTATTAAGTTTTGGTGCAGACAGTGATGTGACCATAACACACAATCACAACACAGGAATAACCTTAAATGACAAAGATATTTCTGGTGTTTCCACGATTAATGGAACTGGTTTACGAGCACATAATTATATACTCAATCCAGAATTTAATGTAGCTCAACGTGGTAAAGTTATAAATGCAACAACTCCTTTTTCAGGTGCAAACAATGATGCCAGTTATACTTTAGATAAATGGCTTTTAGTAAGCGATGGTAATGATATTGTTGATATCGCTCAAACTGACCAAAACGTGCCTACAGGTAGTCAAAACGCAATAGAATTAGAGGTAGAAACTGCTAACAAAAAATTTGGCATAGTTCAATTTCTTGAGAATATAAACTGTGAATCTATCATTAATCAGGAAGTAACTTTAAGTTTTCAAGCCCAAGCCACT